GAGGGTTTGTCCTTCCTGACGAAAACACTTCCCCGTCTAGGGAAGTGGTTCGACTCTGTGTTGGTTGGGAACAAGTCCTCTAAACCTCCTGGCTTTGCTACCAGGAAGTCTAGTAGTATACCTGCTTTCCTGCAGGCGTACTTTCAACTTGTTCTTACAGATGACTTGGATGTCCGGGAAGACGCACCTCCAGCCGTTGTTCTTCACATACGGAGGTGTGTTTCGTGTTGTACAAGCTTGAGCTTCCGTACACTCGCGAGCAAGAAACTCGAGTAATCGAGTCATTCCAAGCGAATGAACGGGTGCTTAACTCTCTCGATCTCTCTTGTGCAGAGGAGCTTCTTGCTCTATGCTCAAGGATCACAGAGACCGTGTTCGATGGATTCGATCCAAAGAACATTACACCACGACATGGTCCCGGTTCAGTGGCCACGGGTGAACGGGACGATACTAAATGGAGTTTCTCCAGAAAGTACCGTTCCATTCATTCCGTGTATCCCTACTATGATTATTTCATGGTAGGGAAATCCTCTGAGTTACTTGATCGATTGGACTGGTACAAATCTTTGCGGGTCCTCGAGAGAGGGATCGCAAAGGTTGTACTTGTTCCAAAAGATTCTCGCGGCCCGCGACTTATATCTTGTGAACCATTGGAATACCAATGGATACAACAAGGTTTAGGTCGGAAGTTAAGTAATTTCCTCGAGTCAACCTCAAAATTGACTCGAGGTCATATAAACTTCACGGACCAAGAGGTCAATCGTAATCACGCTCTCGAGTCTTCTAGGACTCGCAAGTATGCTACGATAGATCTTAAGGATGCGTCGGACTTGGTGTCGTGTGCTTTAGTATCTAAGGTTTTCTCTCGAGAACCTTATCTACTGAAGCACCTGATGGCATCGCGCACTGAAGCAACGTTACTTCCAAGTGGCGATGTGCTTGATCTCCAGAAATACGCGCCGATGGGATCAGCTTTATGCTTTCCCGTAGAGGCTTACGTATTTTGGGTTGTCTGCACTGCTTCCGTGGTATCTCAGTTGGGTTTGCCGCTTAAGAAGGCGGCTGCTGAGATCTATGTCTATGGGGATGACATCGTTATTCCCACGGAATGGGTCTCAGTATGCTGTGCAGCACTAGAGTCAGTTGGCCTAGCGGTCAACTACTCGAAATGTTGTATCCAGGGCTACTTCCGCGAAAGCTGCGGCATGGACGCCTTTAACGGTGTCCAGGTCACGCCTACGCGCCTGAAGTCGCTCTGGACGGGTCGATCTACGGATGGCCGTGCATACGTTTCGTACTTGGCCTTCCTCAATCACATGAGGGGGAAAGGGTATGAGGCTGTTGCAGATTACATACAGGGCGAGCTTGAGAGTGTGTATGGGGTTCTTCCCCGTGGCACCTCCTTGAGTCCTTTTCCGTGTGTGGTTGTTCCATCCGCAGCTGAAGCTGAAGAGTTTAACGCTCTTCATTTTAGGCGGCGGTGGAATCGGCACTACCAACGATTCGAGTACTTCGTTTTGAGGACAGCCTCTAGAAAGGCTGATACGAAGCTCGACAGTTGGGTCCGTCTGCTTCGGAATCAAGTGATTCCGAATCAGACG